GCATAAGCTAAGATTACAACCTACTGCTTTAGTAGATTGTTCTAATCGTGAGCAATATAAAACTCTAATTGAAGATATTTATAATTTTAGAAGCAGAAATAAAATAAGTCTTAGATACTAAAAAATTAACCCCGCAAAAACAGCGGGGTTTTTTAATTTAAAAAGGCAGCCATTTCTGACTGCCCAAACTTTCAAACAAAACTAAACTAAATTAAACCGTTTTCTTGTAAATATTTCAAACGCGCGGGGTGTATGCCGCTTTTTGATTTTTCATCAATTTCAAAACTTTTTGTTTGGCCGCCGTTACTTTGCTTTTCAAAGTTATATTCAGCTGCTATAATTTCAAACAATGTTTCATACTTTAGATTTTCCGTTGGCTTAGATGGATGCTTTACGCGGTTGCCATCTTTGTTAACCCATATGTTATTATCAGCATCAATTTCAAAATCAAAACCACGTTCACGTATTTCTGCTTCTAATATAGCGCGCATTTCTTTAGGCGCTAAACGTGGATTTTTAACAGTTTCAACAAGCGAACCGCGAACTTTATCTATTTGCTGGTTCTTAATGTAGTTTTGAAATTTGCCCTGTTCTTCTTTTATAGCCTGTTGCATTAGCATTTCTTTTTCTGTTAGCTTTGCATTGGCTAATTCTAATTGTTGCGTTAATTGCTGCAACTTTTGCGCATCGGCTGAAGTGTATTCAGATTTCAGCTTTTCAATCATTTCTAATTGACTATTCTTTAAATCAGAAACAATAGTTTTAAACCTATCTTTTTTATCAACTGGTTCATATTTCTTTAGGTCAATACCAAAAGCATCAGCTATCTGTTTTTCTGTTTTAGCGTATGCCGCACCAAATAGTTCAGCGCTTTTAGCTTCTTCAATCTGTTTGCCTAAGCGTTCTTGTACGGTTTTTTCAAGTTTTGAAACGTACCCGGTAACGGCTTCATCTAAACTAATTTCATTAGCTTCAAGTTTCAAAATTAGTTCGGGTTCAATACCCAATTTTTCTACAAATTTTTCAAGCATTTCCATGTGTGTTTAAATTAAAAAATATTTTAGTAAATTCATCAAAATCTATACTTAACGGTAGTTCATAACCGCCCTTTAAAATAACCTTAGTAAAAACGCCGCCATCTTGCCATTCAGCTTTATAGAACGTTGCTACTTCATCTAAATCAATATAACAATAATCTTCAAGTTCAACAATAAATTCAGGTTCATTATTAGCTAAACGTTCATCTATTAGCTTTTTAATTTTACCAGCTTCTTTATAATCTTCTAATTGCACCGCTTCATTATAATCGCTTTGCAGTTCTTCAAGTGTTAGCGGTTCGTTATCGTATTCTAACTGAATAACGAATTTCATAAAACGTGCCATATTATCTACGTTTATTTGCACAGCCGCAGCCGCGTTTTGGGGTTACAGTTCTTTGTATTGGTTGCGCTGGTTCAGATACATGAATAGTACCTAAGTAATTATAATTACCTGTTTGTTGTTCGTTATACCATTGCGTTGGCGTAAATTGGTATTCTGTACCGTTTGTTTTATGCTTTGCTTTAATTACTAACATGCTAAAGTTCTATTAGTGTAAAGTTAATAAGTTGATTAGGTCTAAATATTTTAATAGCTTGAAACCATATTTTATCGGGCACTATTAAACAACCAGCCGACCAAGTATCTACTGCATGGCCTATGCCGCCGCGGTGAAAGTTTATGCCATACCAACCGCGAGTTTTAACGGTTTTATCTAATTTACGGTCGCGTGTGTTATCGCGCCAAATATCAATTGCACCAGCTTGAAAAAAATACGGTGCATTTAACCATAAGTGCCGCCAATCAGGAGCAGTTACAAACCTATGTGAACCTATCACTTGTTGTTCACATGCAACCGCACTACCAGTTATGCCGCCAACGGTTAGCGGGTTAAAAATAATATTATCACCTGGTGTTGTACTGCATGCCATAACCATGTCCGCAATTCTGTTGTTAAACCTTACAACATAATCGGAAAACTTATTATCAAAACTTTGGTCAGTTCTAATCCAAACTAAATCAGTAACAGGTTTTACCCAACCGCGAATATTCATTTCCGCGTCAATCCATTGTTTAGCACCGCCTAATGTTAACGGTCCGACTATGCCATCAATGGCACCGCTATAATAGCCACGGTCTTTAAGTATTTTTTGAAAGTTTTGCATGTGTTATTTTTTTTGATAATTAGCCGACCTAACCGGGTAAGCTATATGCCTACAATTATAACCGCCGCGATTTTGACAAAAGTTTTCAGGCGTTGTGTTCGGTATCATACCGGTACCGTTATCATCAGCCCAATCTATTTCATCTTGCAAATCGGCAAACAAAATTAAACCTTTTTTTCCATTTTTAGTTTCTGTTACCCATCTTTCGCATTGCGCGCGGCTATCTTTTACAATACTGCCAACGTATAACAGTGCATCCATTTTGTAAACTTTGCGCACCGCTTCATTTACCACACCATCGTATTGCAATAGCGCATCGCGTGAAGCCTGCAAACTTATACGTTTTAAAACACCTTGGCGCGCTTCTGTTGTTGTAAGCTGACCAGCTATTGAAGTAACTACATCGGTTAGGCTGCTACCTTGGTTAACGGCTACTAATAATTCTTGTTTAAGCGGGTTTATTAGCGTTTGTGTTAAGCCTTGGCCTTGCATCGCCGCTATAACATTATTAACGGCCCAACGTTTAAAAGGATTCAAAAAACTTTTTGTAATATCTAAACCGTTTAGTTCGCTTTGTATTGCTTGTTGTTCAGCGGCTAATGTATCGAAATTAGATAAAAAACCGCTTACCATGTCATTATACCCCGACTGAATCAGATAGCGTTCTATCGCGCGTTTAAACGTACTAAGGCGGCCTATATTTTCTTTTGACCTAACTAAATTACCCGATGTTGTTCTAAACTTTTCAATCCACGCCACTACAGCTTTTACAAATTTAGGTTCTACTTTATCGTACCGCTTTTGTAAAATTTCTAATGCTTTGTCGTTAATTCTTTCAGGTGCGTTGAGGTCCATGTGTTACGCTGTAGGCTTAATTATTTTTGGCGTTCCTAAAATGCGCCTTGCATCATCAAGTGAAATACCATAAATCAAATCTAAAATACCTATTGCAGCGTTGTAATCTGTTACGCCCTCTGATACTGATTTTTGAATTTCAAGAATACCCTGAACGCCACCTACAGAACCTTTCAAATTCGCTTTAGCTTCGGCTTCAATGTCATTAGCTACGGGCGTGTTAAATTCATCCATATTAACATCGGGTATTTCAAGTATTGCCACCGCATCAAACCTTGGCGCTAACTTTGCATCAATAGCATTTTTAATAGCTGTGTAATCATTATTCATAATATCAAAACCTTCATCATAGTAAAGTTCTGTAACAGCATCGAAAACGAATTGGGCGCTAATAGCATCCTTTTCTGTTATTTGACCGCTTGCTAAAAGTTGTACACGTTCTTCAACTGTATAAAGATAGGCACTATTATACATGGCGCAAATCGTAGCTATTTGGCGTGCAACGTTATCTGAATTATAACGGCGGTCTACATAGCTAATATAAGATTCATAACGTATAGCCGCTGGTAAACCTTTTTGTGATGCTGCAAATTCGGCCATTAGTTCCGTTTCTGTTTTCAAGTCAAAACTAATCGGCGCGTTTACCATTATCGGGCTTTCAGTATCTAAAAATACAATTGCCTGAATAATCTTTAAAACATCTTTATAACGCGCATAAACATCATCTGATATTTTACCAACTTCAATATATTCGGGTTCACGGTCTAATTCTTTAGCTACACCGCTTTGCGCTGACTTTAAAGAACGGTTTATGTTTAATACTTGTTCAGCTTTGCTTAGTGCTGAATCAGCTACTTTATTAGTTTCTTGAATAGTACTAACATCGGGGCTATAATATCTTATCGGTTCTACTTGTTGTTTATCATTATCGCCAAATTTCGAAGTA